AGGAAAAATGTTGGACAAAATGGGATGGCTTTGCTATAATCTTGACACTCTGGGGCGCTTAGCTCAGCTGGTTAGAGCGCACGGTTCACATCCGTGAGGTTCGGAGGTTCGAGTCCTCTAGCGCCCATTATAACAAGTCCCAACGAGGGAAAAAGCCTCAAAAACACCCTCGGATAGTACGGATAAGCCACTCCGAATAGCACGGATAAAGGCAGAAAGGCACCAGTATAAAAAAAAGCTGGTGCCCTTTTTTTATTCCAAACCAAAACCAGCGTTATCCCAACCACTAAAGGCTGTTCAGGAGGCAGCACGGATAATGAAACAACTAACCCTATCTCAAGCACTCGAAGGCTACATCCTCTTTGCGGAGCCAAAGCTTTCACCACATACCATCCAGGACTACTTCAACACTTATCGCAAGTTTCAAACGTACCTGGTCGAAGATCTGTTGATCAACGAAATCAACGTCGAACACATCGCCGGCTTCATCAACCAGTACCAACACATGAAGAAAAAGACCTTGCGAAACTACCATACCGGTTTATCAGCTCTTTGGACCTGGGCATTCCAACAAAAGCTGGTGGACGAGAAGGTCCCCCAAACCTACCAGCCGCCCAAGGCGGATGAAATCGCCGTTGTGCCTTACTCTGAAGCCGACGTCAAAGCCATGCTGGCCAGCTGTCAAAAAAGGAAGCCATACCTTCTACCGGGGCAGCGTGAGACGGTAACTGACTTTCCAGAAGGACCCCGTCTGAAAACAAGCCTGCTTTTGCTTCTTGATACCGGGATCCGCGCCAGTGAATATTGTGGTCTCAAATTCAAAGATGTGGATCTGCGCAATCGCAACATCATGGTCATGGGGAAAGGGCGCAAAGAACGCCAGATCCCGATCTCTAGCAGGACCGCGCAAGCCCTCTGGTCCTACTTCTCAACCCGCCCAGACATGCTGATCAATTCACCCGCTTTTGCCACGGTCAATGGTACAGCACTTCTTAGAGATAACTTCCTAAAGTCAATTTATCGTTTGGGAGAACGAGCAGGTGTCCTGGATCCCACCATCCACAGATTCCGCCACACCTTTGCCATCAACTTTCTGCGCAATGGAGGTGATATCTACACCTTGCAAAGGATCCTTGGACATTCAACCCTGGACATGGTCAAGCGTTACCTTGCAATTGCTCAGGTGGATATTCAGGCAGCTCATCGCCGCGCCAGCCCGGTTACCAATTGGGGGTTATGATCTTACCTGTGTTTCACTCTCAGCAGGGGCATCTACCAGGTGTCCCTTGATCACCCAACCATCCGGCTGATTGATCCTTACCCAGTCACCGTCCATTTTTATGATGGTTACTTCTTGGCCTCTCCACAGCTGCCCTACTCTGGTGCTGGTTTGGGCGGGGTTCAAGAAAACTGCTGCTACCTGACTTTCGCAAAGCATCTTTTTGTTCTTTTTACTCATTCTTTCCTCCATTATTTTGGTCTCCCATAAGCAGAGACGTGGAAAACGCTAGGGTACCGTGCTGTCAGGGCCGAAACCGTGCCATACCAGGGGTCGTGGATCCAAAACACCCCATTAGTTTCACCCAAAAAAGTTACCCAGTGTTGTAAATAACCGGCACCAGGGAGCATATCTACCCTACCCATTGCAGGTAAGCCCTTTACTAACATCGAGCGCACGGTATCTTCCCAGCCATAACCACTCGGGAAAGCCTTGAATATCTCAAGCGGTACGCCATATTTAAGCTTTGGTATCTGCCAGTACATACGGTTAGTCGGATTCAAATAACCATAGCTGCCAATGGGTCCGGAATTTAGCAGCGTTCCGTATTCCAACGGCGTTACTTCTCTACCGAGGATCAGGGATAGACAACCCGACGTGTTGGATGCCAGGCATCCTTGCTCTCCGATTGTGATCCCGGAGTTACCCATTTTCAACCAGCCCCAGCGCGGATCTCTTTGATTCCATAACGGAACTGGCAACAGGTTCCGTTCATCTTTTTCAACCACCCTTTGCAGGTAGCGGTCATTGAACCACTCCCCAACCCCGATCCGTGCCCAACCGTCTACTTCTTCATAGACGTTCACCTGGTCACCAGCTGAAAGGGATCTCACAGCCTTAGTCGAGCCTGGAGCCGGTCTTACTTTCAAGCGTACTGGGGCGATATTTTTCACCCCTGCCTGGTATAAAGGCTTCGGCTCCGGCTTTGGGGTAACGATGATAGGCAGGTAAACTTCGTGTGATTCATCTGTCATTCCAAAATATTCGAGCATCTGGTCATCTGTACCGTTCCAACGATTGGTATCGATATAGTGGGATGCAACTCCGTGGGCAGCACCATTGCCGCGGTCTCCGGTTTGATGGATCAACCAGGTATCAACGCCAGAAGGCAACCAGGGTGGTCCTGGGTGTTCAGGCGTGTAAGCAGGTTCGGGCAGTGGGGTAAGGTAAGTTGCCAACCACCAGTCGATACCTTCTGGCAGATCAGGTACGTGGAGAAACGAATTGACCCAGGATGCCCTTGAATAAATGATTGGGTATCTTCCAGTCGCAGATCGCAGACGTTCAAGGCATGCAAGCACGGTCTGAGTAATCTGGTATTTGCTGTATCCGTGATCCAGTTCCAGGTCTAGCACCAGTCGGTCGTGTTCACCTGGGTTGACGACATGCAGAAAGTGGTCCATCTGTCGGATTGCATCCTCCCCTGGATAGGTGACATGGTATGCCAATCTTGGTGCGGTCACACTTGCCCACGAATAGGAAAACCAGGGATCGGTATATCCCCAGGAGATGGCAGTACGAATCCCACAAAACTTGATCAGTGGATTCAGAACATCAAAGTTGATTTTTTTCCTGCCATCAGCTGAATACTGATGTCTGCTGATATCCACACCATAAGGTTGATTCTGGTTACTCAAGATTAATCTCCAACTTAGGCGGTCCTTCTCCACATGTAAACGACCACATAAGGCTGTAATGTCGAGCCTGAATCGGTAGTGCCTCCCAAGTCGGCACCTACTGATATCGTTCCTAATGTGGCGTTATTTGTAGCGTTGTTCTTATGAGTGATGGTCCAAGTTGAAACCGTTTTACGAGCCGTCGCAATCCAGCCATCGACTGATGACGCAATCTTTGCAAAACCTGCTGACAATCCGTGAGAATGAGTTTCAGCGCCACCAGTACTTCCTGCGGTTGCAAATGTTCCCGAGGTAGCCTTCCCAACAAGTACGCGCCCTGTGCCATATGCCTCCCAAGTTCCACCAAACAACGTGCCAGGGTTTGTGGATGCACTGCTCATAAATATTGCGCCGACAGGGTAAATTGATAACATCACTTGAGCGAGCGTCTTTCCATCTAATTTGTCGGAATCAGCAGCTTTGGCATTGGATTTTAAGTAAGTAATTCCATCGTTGTCTTTGAGCGTGCCGTTGACAACGATCCCATTCGGAGCTGTGAGATCAATTTTTTCAGCATCTAGGGAAATCAATGATTGATCGACCCGCGCCCATATTTTTAACAAGGCAGTATTGTAAACAACAGGGTCAGTATTAAGTCGGCTGTGTTTGGCATTAATTTCTATCAGCGACTCTGATCCTGAGACTTTGGCCTCGTAATTAGCTACGTCCAAGATATACGAACTGCCATACACCCCCTCTCTCATGGCGTTCGTTAACTTGTATACGCTCCCCGTGTCTTTAGCTAATGCTATGTCCCAATTATTGATTGTCTGCCCTGGAGCGCCGTAGATATTTTGTCGGATACCAACATCAGACGGACTGCCGCTGCCATATATACCTCCGAAGTTAACCCCATCATGTATAAATTTTATAGATGATGGGGATGTGTAATCGTTATAGACTGTCTCAGTGAATAATCTTAATCCGTTTTCGTCTATTATGACCTTGCCATCGCCGGCAATTATGGTCCCACCGTTGACGATCATGCCATCCGTTTTGGTGTAGAGCAGGTACTTGCCATTTGCATAATCACCAAGCGCTATGCCCATCCCAGTGAAGGGGGCGTTCTGCCATCCGGTGATGTCGCCATATCTTCCGATCTCGAGAGAGGTGTTCCAGGAAGAGCCCTGCGCCCAAACACTGAACCGCTTCCGGTCAATAGCGTTGAGTTCCAGCCATCCGTCGCCATCGTGCCCCCGCACAGAATAAACCGACCCAGCAGGCCAATCATTCGCGCCACTGCCATCAAGATTCCGGGTGACGTTGTAAGTTGTGCCCGAAACAAGCGAACCTACTTGCATGTATTCCATCTTGTTTTCTGCGCGAAGGAGCAGGAAATCACCTGGAGTTAATATCTGCTCAAAATTGATCTCCGTATCTTCTGGAAGGACATCTTCTTCAAACTTCCCGGATTGTTTGGTAAGGACCAGCGAACCATCCATCACCAGCACATTCTCTTTTTTGAAAAGCAGCGTGGAGAGCTCACTGAAAAAGCCTTTGCGAAAAGGCTGCGTTGCTGAACCAATATCAGACTTGCCACCAACAACCGGCAGAACACCATTGACCTCAACCGTTTGCAGGAATCTATTGAGCGCTGTCCATATGTGGGCGTTACTATCATGATCCGTGCTGTTTTTGTGGGTCTCCAATGCCAGGATCAGCGCATCGATCTCTTTAGCGACAGTATCTGATGCAACATCATCCGACATGCGCGTCAGGTAGGGTGCTGCCCTTTTCATCAAATCAGATATCTTGTCTCTATTAGCCATTCGTTATCCTCAAATTATAGGGATTTTGCCAGTTTGCCGGCTTGAGCTTCAAGCTGTCTTTGTTCCATTCGACTTCATCACAGAAGAAGCTTTTTTTGCCAGTGAGGGTAGTCGTCTCAATCGCCCCCCACAGAATCGGTTCAATGGAAATCCATTTTCCAGTTGGGTCAAAATGCTCCTCAACCTGGGAACCGGCAGGATAATAGAGCTTGCCGTCAGAACGCATTTCAACTGGCGGATTTATGGTTTCGTCTGGCTGTTCCCACACTTCAACAGTTCGATCCAAATTCACCCTCGCAAGCAAGCGTTTGTTGTTCGAGGTGCCGATCTCCAAGAAATCTTCAGCCTCTGTCAGGGCGGTTGTGTCGCCGTTTCGGTAACTTTCCGCATAGAGACTGCTGCGGTCATTAATGAAAATAGTTTGCAGAAATTGACCTGCATCAGTCAAAATGTTTTGCAGTTGCTGTGATGTTTCTGTCAGCACGTTGTTGTATAGGCGGAAGGGCATGTCTTTGGTCGTCTGGATCCAGGTGTCTGTCCCACTATCAAATTCAACAAAAACCCCACCGCCATAGCCATGATTAGGATCGAGGGTGATAATTTGGTAACTACTCTCAGTTGAAAAGGACGAGCTGAAAGTCAAGAAATATGTTTTTCCAGGTGTAAGCACTATTGTTTCTGAGAAGGTGGCTCTCACCCACTCCGCTGTTGTTGTGATATCGTAGGCATTAATGGTGGCGCTTCTGATGGAATTTCCAGGGACCCCATCAACCGATTCAGACAATTCAACACTGACATCACCAGGCCCACCAACTTTTCGAATGTGGATCTCCAGATCTGCCAGGTTGATATCGGAGGTTGCCAAAAAGCTTTGGCCCACTTTCACACCTTCCAACAACTGGACGGAAGCGTTCCCGATCGTCTGAAAAGATAGTGCCAGTTCTGTTGGCACAAATGTATACCGCCATCCTAACGTCTGCCACCAGCCCCAACATTCAACTTTGGCTTCTTTTGCGTTTCCGGAAGCTGTGAACACTCTTGGAAAGCCGCGCTCATTTCGCAATCGGGTTGCCATTGCGACCGCTTCAACCGCATTCATTGAGCCGCCGCTCTCGAGCAATTCTTTGGTCCCAAACTTTGCGATGGAATCATCATCCGAAATCCAGGGGGAAGTGCGTCTGATCCCGACCGTGTTGCCTCCAGCGGAGATGAGGTTGTAAGCAACTGCAATTTTGTTGTGCATTTCTTCCAGGTCGGCGCTGACAATGATCTGGTCTCTTGGGATTTCTACTCGATTGACGAAACCCCACCAAACCGCGTTTCCGGCATCATCGTAGATCTCCACACCATCTCGAAGATAGTTGATCAGCTCAAGCAGATGGTCTTGTTTGCCAGAGATGTTGAGCTCAGCTTTTTCGCAGCCGCCATAAACTGTTTTGCTATAATGATCGACTTCAACAACCAATCCAGCAGGAAGAACCTGTTCAACAACTTGATTTCGCTGCAGAAAACGAACTTTCACAGCAGCCACCTTCGGGGACGATAACTCCCGCTCACTCCAACTAGAAAATCGACAGGCGCTTCGTTCATGATAGTGCTGTGAGCTGCAAAGTAGAACAGATGAAAAGCACCAGGCACCAGCATCAGTGAGCCTATTTTCTTTCTCAAGCCCGTTTTCTTGCCGTCTGCATCCTCACTCCAGCCGCTGTCACCACCAATAATCACTTTGCCATTCGGCACCACCCAGGTATCCAAATTGACAAATCCATCCTGGGCAAATAACATCACATCATCAAATGCCCACGTCCAGGTGCCGGCTCTGGTTGGTGTCGCCCACAACTCAAGCGTTAGTCCAGCCAGGTTATCTTTGCCTTCCAACCAGGGTGGCATGCGAAAATCAAACAGATCCAGCCAATGACGCGCATAAGTTTGTGATTCACGTAGCCAATCGGTTTCATAAAGGGGTGTCACCCACGAGACAATCCGGAGCTTATACTTAAATTCCGAATAGGCGCTGGTGTACCAGGGGCGCAGTAGCATTTTTAAACGTTGCCCCCCCATCATGGAAATTAGCGAGTCCGAAATCGCCCAGCGCAAAATCGGTTGAGCGGATCCGTAGGTTAACTGCCCTTGCGCGATCGCTCCGCCACTTGCGCCTGCAGCACTCACGGGCGTTATGCTTATCGCGCTTTCCGCTTCAAGCATCCAGCCGGTGTTCCAGTTAGGGCGGGTATTGTTCATCCCAATCCACAAATGGGCGAGATCTTCTGTATATAAATTTTCGATGATCAACTTTACTGGTGTTGGCAGATCACCTTCAATCATGTTCGCAGTCACATAGGCAGAATTAATCCTTTTATTTGGCACCATCCCCACGCCATCGTTGGCATTAAAAACCCTGGCTTGTGGGCTCCCATTAACATTCCCAATTGGCAAAACTGTTTCCGGACCCTCCCAGAATGGGTCTCTTTCAAACGAGATCTCAACATTAACCCGACCTCGGGAGTACTCCCTGCTGATCGCACTGTCAACTGTCACAGCACCATCATAGATTTGACTTCTCCAGGCTGTTTCTCCTTCAGCCACTTTATATTCCAGGTAAACCGGATCCAACGCGGGATCCTTTCTCCTGGCACGCTCAAACCAGCGGTTCAGAGTTTGGATGTTTGCTGAGATCGATCCGCGCAGCTGCACCTTAACTGATTCCGTTATTGTTTTTGCTCGTACGTCAACCGCTGGATAATAGCCAGCCTGCAAAAACAAGCCAACTCGCTCATTCAGATCAATCCGTTGATTTCCAGAGACAAAGACTAAACTACATCCCATTACCAGCCCTCCGTCACTTTTCTTGCCACCTTGTTTGCCAGTAGCTCATAATCGATCGGCTCACTGGGATTGACATTGATTGTCACGGGCGGCCTTTCTGCTGCAACCGTCTGCCCAACACCCGCGTAGGAAGGCTGCATACCCATCGCTGAGATTCCAATATCCATCGCCGGCATCAGTCCTGCGACTGTTGTCCGCATTGACCTCTCTACTTTGTCCATTTCCCTCATGAATCCAACGCCAATACCCTCTGCGATAGGTCCGCCAATTCGTCTCGCCCACAGCCGCGAGGGCGATTCGATCTCATTGTCCTCTTGAGCACCATCGATAAGATTTTTGAACAGATTGCTAACCCAAGATTTCAAATCCTCCCATTTTGCTTTAATCCCTTCCCAAATGCCCAAAACAATATCCCTGCCTAAGTCCCAGAGCCCACTGAAGGAATTTTTGACACCATCTATCACATTACCAATCAAGTCGGAACCGCTGGAATAAAGCGTCGAGAACATTGATCTGATCCCATCTAGCACCTTCGTTACTGTATCAGATCCACTGGTTCTCAATGTAGCAAACATCCCGCCAATCCCACTAATCAAACTTTCAATGATTTGAGTCCCAGAACTAATGATGCTCGGCAAAGATTGCACGATCGCGCCGACAATGGCAAGAATAATTTCCGGAACGTAACTTATCAAAACCGGCAATGCCTGCACAAGCCCATTTACCAAAGCGACAATCATCTCTAAGGCCGCTCCAATCAGTAAGGGCAAATTTTCAATTAATACAATTACAACCTGAGGAATAAGTTCTGCGATCTTTGTCATCAGCTGAGGTAAGGCACTAGCAATACCTTTGATGATCGTTACTATCATCCCCACTGCTGCTGGTATCAGTTGGGGGAGGAGTTTACCAATCCCTGAAATAAATACTGTAATGATCCTCTCACCTGTGGCTGCCAGTTCAGGAAGCATTTGGACAAGACCATCCACCAACTGCAGGATCAATTCCGGAGCCACCTCCAGCAGCATGGGTGCCATTTCTCCGATTGCTCCTACTAATGATGTAACAAGTTCAACCCCCAGGTCTACCAGATCTGGCAACAACTCCACGATCGCCCCAAACATCTGTGATAGGGCAGACACTATAACACCTACCAACTGCGGCATCATGCCCACTATCGTATTAAGCACCTGGACAAAGATTCCAGTAATCACTGGTAGCAGCTTTGGAACTAACCCCGCGATGGCCGTCAATATCCCGTCCGTAGCCTTAGGCAGTGCTTTTACAACATTTTCAAGAACTGGCACAATATTCTTAACTACCGAACCGAAGGCGTCCACGACATTCTCGGTCAGGTTGGTCATATCCGCGTTGGCATTTCCCAAACCTGCTGTAAATGACCCCACAGCCGCTTTTAGTAATCCCAGAGAACCACTGATAGTTTGGGTACTTTCTTTGGCAAAATTACCGGCATACTGTTCTGTCGACTCGAAAAACATCTGCATAGCCATCTCTGATTTTTCAGCCTGGCTGGCAGACGCCCAAACAAAATCCAACCCTTTAGAAGCTGCGTAGGCTTCAATAGTTGTGGCGTTCATTGCAACGCCCAGGTTATCCATCATGGTGAAATTGCCCTTGGCAGCTCCGGCAACCGAATCCAGGGCAGTTTGCATATCGATGCCCATAACGCTTGCCATGTCAGCTGCCCGCTGCATTGCCCTGGAACTCAGATCAGCTGATCTCTCAATGTCCAGTCCGCTCCCCTGAAAAAGAGCCCCCATTCTGTTGGCTGTCTCCAGGTACTGGTTTTGGGTCACGCCCATATTCTTATAGGCTTCTTCCCCTATCGCCTGCATCTTGCCCGCAAATTCACCGAAGACTGCCTCGGAACCACCCAGACTCTGTTCCAGATCTCCAAATCCTTGAATAACCGCCTGTGCTAGCTTGACTGCTCCCGCACCAGCTGCAACTGCCATACCGCCGATGGCTAAGCCTGCAGCCTTGCCTAGCCCTGCTATCTTGTCTCCGACACCTGCAAGCCTGGAGGCAGCTCCTTCTCCGAGATCCTTTAATCGGTCGCCTAAGGTCTTGACATCTTTCTCAGACTTTTTGCTCTCATCCCCTAACTTTTTAGTCTCTTTGCCGGTCTTATCGGATTCATCACCCATTTCAGCAAGGGATTTTTCGGTGGTGTTCAATTCAACCGACATTTTGCCCAGGCTTTCGCGCTCTTTGTTAAGCTTGATCTCAAGCTCCTGGGCGGCCCTGCTGTTAGAGCCTTGAGCTTCCGCAACTCTTTGGTATTCAGCTTCGAGCGCGGAAACTTTTCCGGCCTGAACCCCCATTTTTTGGCTGAGCATCTCAGCCCGCTTTTCCAACCCCTCTGAACTTTTTGTCCAATCTCCCAGCGTTGCTACGCCGGCCTTGAACTGGCTGTCCAACAACCTCAATTCCCGATTGGCAGAAGATATCCCTGCTTTAAAATCGGTCGAATCCAGGCTCATACTGGAATTTAATGAGCTGCTTCCACTGTTTTTAGCCATCAATCGACTCCTTGGGTTGCATTACCATACATCCTCAGCATAGAGTTGTCTTCCTGTACCTTGCTCACCCTTGCTGGCGACATGTCTTACAAAATCAAACAAACTAACCGCGTCTGTTCGGTCGATATCTGCTAACGACCAGCTGAAATTCTTCACCAACATCAGCTGAATATCCATGAGCACTTCCAGGGTATCGCGATCATCTCCAACCGCCTCCGGATCTACATCGGAGGCGGATTGGAATTTGGGTTGTCGATCTTGCTCACAATCTGAGTGATCACAGCCATCACCTCGTCCAATTCCGCGCCATCCATCAATTCGTCTCTGGTGAATTTATTGCCAAAAAAGGCCACTACAAAATCACCCAGGTTGTCCACTACTTCCGGACTCACATTCTGCGGATCCTGGAGATCCTTTGTCCACTGCTGCAGTTTAAAAGCCTCTTTGAGAAGCCGGAAGGGGATAAAACTCTGGCGATAAACTGCCTTTTCTTCATTCTCTTCGTCATACAACTTCAATTCAATTGAAAACTTTGGCATACCGTTTCCTCGAAATCCATATTCTTCGGCAGGCGGAATAGGATTGAAACCCATCCCGCCTTCAAATTCATCTTTAGCCTCTCCGTAGAGGGGCAATACTACACAGGTGCGACAGGCACTGGAACCGCTGTAAACCACCCTGCAATCAATGCAGCCGAAGCGGCCACGTCTTCATCCGCCTTCACCACTTTGACAGTTTCTGTCTTCCCGGTAGCGGTTGTGAACGCAAAAATTGTGTTCAAACCGGTAAAGGTCAACTTGGCAAGTTTGGGCGCGGGTTGGGCTTCCAATGTGCCGAATTCTTCATCTGCCAGGGTGAACTTGCCCTTCAGATAGCAGACATAGCGGTATTTTCCGTTCGACTTCTTTGAACGGAAAAGTAAGGCGTATTCTGGTGGGACACTGCCGCTTCCCTCGATCAACATGCCATTTGTGGCGTTATAGGTCTTGCCGGTCAAGAGTGCCGCCGTCTCCAACGGGACGTTGGTTACCTCGATCTCAACCGAGCTTTCACTTTCAGCGCTTGAGCTGTCAAACACCCCATCATCCGCGTATTGCGTGTTCGTGTTTCGAGTCGTCGAAACCTTTGCTGTTGCCACCGGTGCCAGATAAACCGGTGTCGTGGCGGTGTACGCCGTTGCATCATCTTTCGTTACCGGAGCGTAATGCAGTTTATCAAGCCCAACCTGGCTTTTATATTCTCCCTGTCCTACAGTCATTTCTTACTCCTTTTCTTCCATAAAAAGAAAATCCTTGCTCTGGCCATAATGGCCAGTCTCTGTGTAATCCATATCGCGCTCGGACTGGAACAAAAAGCCGGCTGCCGACATAGCTGCTTCCACATCCGGGAAGCTTTCAAATCCATTTTTGGACCACAAATTGAGTTGGACGAGGTGACTGCGTAAGACCTCACGGTCATCAACATGTTCTTCCGGAACCGCTGAAATTGCCTGAAAAGTGATATATCGATCGGGCCATGTCTCACCCGTCTGCAATTCCAACCTGTTGTTCTCGACAGGCACTCCCAAACCACTAAGTGCGCTCCGAACCCTTGCCCAAATCGTGGTCATTACTCAATACCTCTAGACTTCATGCGTGCTTTCATTGCCCGGTAGATCTTTCCTTTATCTTCATTCATGGTCGCGCGGACATAAGATTGTGCCTCAACACTTGAAGATCCAAACTCGTTGACCGTACCATATCGAACTACTTCTGCTGGAGCATTGATCAAGCCGATTTCCATAAACGAGACATTACCATCACGTTTGATTTCACTCCGCTTAAGATGATCTTTCAATTTGCCAGTTCGAACGCGCACCCGGCGTTGCATGCCTGCCAGGGCAACTTCAGCTCCGGCGTCCAGCATATCGCCGGCGATATCATCAATCTGCGATCGCTCCAGCTCGTTCAGGTCTTCCAGCATTTTCTGCAAATTTGCTGGCATTCTCAAGCTCGCTTTCATCAACCAGCTCCAATCATGGCAACCTTGAGCTCCTGATATTCATTACGCGCTCTTATGTTGTCAATCGAACGAATTTCCCATGTGTTTCCGCGATAGATCACTCTCCAGGTTTCATCCAAATCAGGCTGATATCTAATCAAAATAGTGGCAGCCTTGCTGGCTCCTGCAGCGTCAGCCTGCCAGATCTCATTTCCATGTACATTGATCCATCGGCACCAGGTCTGAATCTGCTGCCCCACAGCAGGGGTAGCAAACCCACCGGCATCTTCCACGAGTTTGCGCTCTTCCAGGGTGATCTTTGTTCGCAGCTCTCCCGGGTTGGTTATGTTGTTACCAATCTTCATGTGCTCAGCTCCAGCAGCTCATTCAAGCGGACTGCCTCTGCTTTAAGCTGCAGCAATACCGCGTTCAGGCCAAAACTGAGCACCGATTCTGATCCCAGCTGTGCCGGGTTTTCGTGCCATTGAACTAAAAGCATCCTGGCCGCTGCCTTGGCAGTCGGATTGATCACCTCATCCTCGGTCCACTTCCACCCAGTCGCGTTTTCAATATACGCGTCCACCTGCGGCAACAGATCCAGCATGTTCTGATCATCAATCTCGCAACGTAAAACAGTTGCTGCCTCGGTAGGGGTCAGGATGCTTGTCATTACTTCACCTCAGCCTTTTTGGCCGCTTTCTTCTGGCCAGACTCGGCGGTGGTGTCTTTCAGAGATGGACCACCTCCGTTCTGTGTTTCTTTTTGAGGATGGACATCTAACCGACATCCATCCTTGCTCACAGTAATAAACTGCACTTCAGTCATGCCCGCCTTAGCTCAACCCAATGGCGATTGCCTCTGGGTCCAAAACGATCGCGCCGTACATGATCGAGATTTCGTCCACGATCTGGCGGTACTCCGCATACCGGCGGACTTCAAACACCAGGCCGGTATAGGGATCGCGAATGCTGGTGGCATCGATAGCCGCATCACCCTCTTTGGGGATCTCGGGCAGACGGCAGCCCAGACCGAGCGCTGACTGGTTGAAAGCCAGGTTGGGGGTGTACTGGTGGACACTGACCGCCTTGCCATCAGCAGCAGCTCCCAGCAAACCAGGTGCCCCGATAGTCAGGGTTCCTGCAGACTCGATGCCTTTGGTAACAACATACTTAGAGCCGGAAGGCTCGTCAGCGATGGAAATTACATCGCCTGCCAGGATGGTTCCTGTACCGGTCTTGACCGTGATCTCGGTCGCACCAGCAGCGTGGGCTCCATTCAAAACATAGTTGGCGCCAGTACCTTTGGTGTGCTTTGTGATTTGATTGGTTTCGTAGACATTGAAGCCCTGGACCCGCGTGCGGTATCCGTTCTTCATCATCTCATCGTCTCCAGCTTCATTTGCTTTCCACAGCATGCCCATGTAAGCACGCATCGCTTCCGCGGTTGCTGTGTTCAACACCAGCGAGAGTTCTCCGTTGGAACGGTCATTCTTCGCCAGGATCCCCCACAGTTTTGCGAAGTACTCCAGGTTAGTGGAAGATGCCGTGAACGGCACAGTATCAGCTGTACCGAAAGCACGGCTGGCGTTCAGAATTGCGACGCCTGCCAGATAACTTTCGATCCCGGCTGCCAGCGCGTCAAACGCCTGCAAATACTGGTTTTGTCGGCGGATCGCCATATTGGCGTCACCGATCGCTTCCGAGGCTTCCCCGGTCACTGCAATGCGCACGCCTTTTCGGTGTGCCATTGTGTAAGTGAGCGCTTTTGCCACATCAGCAGCGGGTGCGGGCAGAGTTGCAGCAGGTTCGATGTCAACTGCACCGCTCACCTGAGGTACATCCCAGACCACACTTTGACCCTTTGCGGCTCGGGAGAGCTGGCCATCCACCTGGACGGCTCTGATCATCCCAAACTGGCGCCGTGGAAATTCCGCGATGCCCGCATAAAGGGTTGGAAACAAACTTGCTAAAGAATCAGGCATTTTTTACTCCTTCTCTTCAGTGACTTTGCCACCGCGTTTCATAAACGCAGCCTTCTCACTGGTATTCATCCCGTCGAATTCCTCGCGGGTCATGGTGTTTTTGACAGTGCCAACTTCTGCTGCTGCCTCGGATACAGGAACAAACAAACTGGCAGTGCTATCAGCAAGATCGCCTGCTTTGGTCAGTTTGTTGTAAAGGTCGATCGCCTTTTGTGCTTCGGCTTGAGCCTCGTCCAGCGCGGGCTCAAGAGCCAGAGCAGCATTGACGTCTTCCTCGGTGCCGCCCAGGAGGGTTTCGATCTCCTGAGCCTTGTCATTCACGACCTGTACGCGTTTCTGCGCCAGGTCATACGCACTTTTGAATGTGGTCATACTTTCTCCTTCTTGAGATTCTTGATTTTTTCGCGCAGTGCCTGGACGGCTCTCTCGCGTTCCATTTCGCCCTGGTCGGGCTCTGTATCGGTGGGTTCTTCCGGCACGCTGGTTGCCGGAGCCTCCGTAACATTCATCATTTCTTTCACCGCTTCCGGCACCTCTCGGTATCCCTTCAAAGCGTGATTCATCACTGACAGAGAACCCTTTGCCATAACAGCCGCTCTTGCGGATGTCGGCTGGCTGATGATCTCATCTACAAAACCATTCTCAAGCGCAGTCTGTGCGCTCATCCAGGTCTCATCTGCCATCATTTTTTCGATCTGATTCTGCTCTAGCGTGCTCTTTGCCATATACGCTTCAACAATCCCCTTTTTCAGCTCTTTTAGCATGCTGATCGTCACCCGGTGGTCGTCCACATTGCCAATCGTGATCGTCCAGGGGTCGTGGATCATGAAAAATGCGCTGTCCTGCATGGTCACCTTTTCCCCTGCTGTGGCGATGTAGGTCGCAGCGCTTGCGCACAACCCATCGATCTGGCAGGTTACCTTGCCAGGGTAAGACATTAGCATGGACCGGATCGTGCTTGCTGTCATCATGTCTCCACCCGATGAATGGATCCGCAGCAGAACTGGTTTCCCGCCAGCCTGATCCAATGCCTCCTTCATCGCGTCCTGGGTAACATAACCCAAAGGCGGGTGGATCGGGTCATAAAACCAATAGCTGTCCATAATGTCGCCATAGCAGTAGATCTCCACCTCACCGTTCCCCACGGCATCAAATGCCAGGGTTTTCCTGGTTTCAATGAAGTTCTCTTGTACTGCAGATCTGTTCAATTTCATTCCGTCTCCTTGCCGGGCATGGTTAGCCCCTTTTCAGTGATTACCGCCATGTTTCCAGGGAAGTAGTGCTGATCTCCACCCGGGTAGGGTTCCAGATCGTTGATAGCCCGGGCTTCGTTGGGTGAATAAATGCCATCCAAAATTTGGGTGTGCAGAAATTCAGCTTGTGTTTTAGTGTCCAGCTGCATCAGGGCTTTGCGCTCAAAGCGGAAGAATCCTTCATCTTGCTCCTCAGTTGCCAACCATTTCAGCCTGGCACTCTGTTCAAACTGCACCAGGTAGGGATTGAGAGTGGTTCCCAGATAATCCAGCTGCTGTTGTTCGTTCGATTGATAAGACTGCTTTCCCAAATTGAGCTTATACTGTGGCAAGCCAAAATAGTTAGCGATTTCAACTTCTGTCGCCTGAATGCTCTCTAAGAATTGCACATCCGATGCGTTCATCGTGATCTGTTTGAAATCGACGATGGCATTGTCCTGCACCATCACACCATCTGTGGCTGATTTTAGATAACTTTCCTTGACCTTCTGCCTGGCTTCTTCTCCGATTGCGCCATTCACCTTCAAAATGGCAGTAGGTAGCAGTCCGTTACCCATTAGGGTATTGCGAGAAGTGTTGGCTCCGATCTGTCGGTTTATCGTGTCAGATGCATATCCAAGCACTGACCTGCCAAACATTCCCCGCTTATCCGGGTTGATCATCAGTTGCAGGATTTCGGGATCCGGGATGTCTTTGACTTCCCCGTTGTCAAACAATACCTGGAAATAGCGGTTGCCCTTTCTATCAAACACTGGTCGCACCTTGCTTGCCTCCAGGTGATAAATCTCTGGGTAGGTGCTTACCGGTCTCCAAGCATAGGCATTGCCCATGCTCAACAAGTCTAAAATAAGCCGTTTTTTGAACACGAAAGGCGTTTGCCATCTATTAGGCTCAATTTCAATCAAATAAGCCACATTTCGACTGTCTCCGTCGGGCTTGACCCTTCTGGAGCCTCTTTCCAGCCTCTCGAACTGCTGAAAGGGCAAAGCGGCAATGTCATCACTCAAGATATTCATGCAACGGTAAACGGTAGACAGTTTCTTTGCAGTTTCCGCGCTAATGGTTCCAATCGTCGCCATTGGTGGCCAATAGAGTACAAAGTTGTTGTCACCCGGCTGCATCTCAGTTGGAATCTGGGTTATCACTGCTTTATTGATCACTTGTTTCTTGCTCACATACCCCATCCTTCCGAGAGGATCCGTTCCTCAAGGTTGTTGGCCTGGTCGTAAAACCGCGCTCTGCACATTGCCAACACCAACGCCATAACTGGGTCGATTCGTTTGGTCCGGATCACGCTCTTTCCTTTGGTCTCTTTGACCAGTTTTTTCAGGCCTGATCCGTTAGTTGCGATCGAGGCGTTTCCGAAGGTCCATCGCAAGAGCGGATTGTGCTCATGGGTCAGTTGCCCGGATCGCATCAGGGTTTCAACCGTGTTCATCGGGTCGGTCAGGACCGCAAAAGTGCCTTGCTGAGTTACTACATTGACCCCTTCCTTTATTTCAGCCTGGGTCAGCATGACTGCAAACGCCGGGTCGGACACCAGCTCAACCACTTCGTACATTTCTTTGTATTCGAGCACCTTGTCCAGGATTGCCCAGTGGTCGATCGTATCGCCATCTGTCACCTGTACATATCCACCCATCTCCCACTTGTTGTAAGGGACATGGTCCGTCCGTACCCGCTCGAGCAGCGTATTGCGCGGAATAAAGGCATCACTTTTGAAATGCCAGTGATCCAGCCCTGGTTGGGGTGGGAACAACCGCACGATCGCCGAAAGGTCGGTGGTTGTTGAAGCGTCCTGCCCAATGAAGCATTTCTTACCAAGCAACTGCTCATCCGGGATATGCTCCTCGGTCTGGTCGTACACGCTCAGGTCAATCCAGCTGGTGAGTTTGGTGGTCACCCACTGGTTCAGATCCAGCCAGCGGAAGTTCAATTCCACTTCCGGGCTGTTCTTTGCCCGGTTGGCTGCGTCCCGCATCGACTCGATATCTTTTGCCACGCCCAGAGAGGGATTGGCTTCATACCAGTTCGCCTCGTTGAAGATATCTTCTCCCTCGTAGGAGTAGATCGCCACATACCAGGACGGATCCGAGATCTCTCCTGAAGCAACCTTCATGGCATAATCGTGCAGCTCCCAACCAATGCTCACCCGGTCAGGATCCTTGCCCGCCGTGGTGAAGTTCCACCAGATCGGTTGGGCTCTGCTTGCGCCGGATCCGTGCGTCATTACATCCCACAGCTCGCGGTTCGGCTGCGCGTGGATCTCATCAAACAGCACCGCGCTCGGTTTGTACCCGTGCTTTGTGTATGCTTCTGAGGACATGACTTTGTACCGTGATCCGCTGACCTTATCTGTGATTTTCTTGTAGGATGGCAGGATCTTGGAGCGTCTCAGAAGCGCTGGGACCAGCTCGAGCATCTTACTGGCTACGTCGTAAATGATCGACGCCTGCTCCCGGTCGGCAGCACAGCCATATACCTCGCCATTGATCTCACCGTCTGCATACAGGTGATATAAGGCAACCCCGGCTCCCAGCTCGCTCTTCCCATTTTTCTTGGGGACCTCGACCCAAATGTACCGGTACTGGCGGGTGCCATCCTCTTTGACTGTTCCATAAACATCCCGCAGGATCTTCTCTTCCCAGGGCAGCAGCTTGAATGGCTGCCCATAGAACTTCCCGTCGGTGTGTTTCAACATGGAAAAGAACGCGCAAGCGCGGTCTGCTTTCGCCTGATCAAACGGCATGGCTCCCCTTGTTCACGATGGCTTCAAACTGGACTGTTGGGTCACCTAACAACTTTTCCATCTCATCCAGCTGATCCTCTTCATCCGCTCGCTCTGGAACCACCCCAGCCCTGGATCGTGGGGTCAGATACATCTGCTGCTGATAACCAAGTAAGCTCGACCGCTTACGGTCTAGTCTGGCATCGATATCCAACACGGTCTTATAGGCAAGCTGCACCTTGTTCACAATTTGAACAAGCTGCTTTGCCAGTACATCCCAGGAGTCGTCTTCATTTTCTTTGTAATCAACCATATGACGCCGGTGCATCAGCACATCCTCGCGTCGGTCCTTCCAATCTGACAGTGCAGCCGCGCGCATGGTCAGCAGATCCTGTTCTTCTTCCAGGGTAAGGCAGTAAGCGATCAGCAGATCCCGGTCCTGACTGTCTACCCGCTCAGCTTTCAGGCTTTCAAACTCGCGCATCAACCTTCGCCAGCTTTCCCTCGCATAAGTGTGACCTTTGAGTTCTTTGGGTGCTGAAGCAGGCAGATTTCTGCCCGTTTTATTCGCGATTTCTGCTGAAATTCGCTGATTTTTTTCTTCCAAAGTTTCGTGTCTGACCACCAAATCAGCTGGTTTTTTAGCAGGCATTGGAATTCTCCACATTGGGATTTTTTTTCGTGCTGTTGACCACCCGCGCTCGACACCCTCCGACTAAAAACTTTTTCATCCCCCCCTCCCCATCTCTTCGACTGTCTTCTTCGAGTGACAGCTCGCGCACAACGCCTGGAAAGGGCCTTCCCAGAACATTTTTGGATCGCCTTTGTGCGGCGTAACATGGTCCACGTGTTCTGCTGGTGTTGTTATGCCTATGCGCTCACACGAAGCGCACCAGGGGTGCTCCGCCAGGAACGCTGCCCGAAATTTCTGCCACCGTCGATCGTACAACTTCTGCCGGCTCCGGTCTCGTGTCCATCCACTTGCCGTTGAAGCTACCGCATGTACCTGGCACCGGCCACCCGTCACAAGGTTGGGGCACCCAGGATACGAGCACGGTCGTAGTGGTTTGTACATCTCAACAACCCTTCAGCTGTTTCAGCTCTGCCTCCAACACTGTGATCCGGTTGGCTAAGCTTGCTATGGTTACGGTTTGTTCTGCGATCTTCCGATCACGCTCCGCTACATCCAACTGGAGCTTTTCGATTTCGTGTTGTTGTGCGCTTTTCAAATTTTCAAGCTCCTGGATCTTTTGGTCACGGCTTCTGACTTCTGCTCGCAACACATCGACCTCGCATGTCAGCTCCGAGATCTTTGTGCTTTGCTTTTCAATTTTCACGTCTTGCTTATCTGCCTTACTGTCCAGCTGCTCAAGGCGGTCTTTGTACTCCTGGTAAAGCAAAGAGCTTGCCTCGTTTGCCACCTTTTGAGCGACAGAGTGCACATGCTTTCGGGCCGCAATAGCGCGGACAATCTCAACGATTACGCCACCGGTCAACAACCCAGCTATGACAGCGCCCCAGTCCATTAGATAATGTAGCCCCGCGAAGCCTTGATTTGCTTGATCTTGCTGGTTTGTGGTGAAACGATGTAAGTGCCAGCATTAAAGATCAAGGCCTGGATAAATGCGTAAACGGCTTGGACCAACGTTATCGGGCCTGCTGTGGATGGGATCAGTCCGTTGTTGACCAGTAGGAAGATCGTTACTGTAACGACCACCATTGCGCCGATCATGATCCCGCTCTTCACTTCAGATCTCAATCCTGCATACCAGGTCGAGAGCGCTGGGAAATAAGAGGCCAGCAAACTGGCAATCACAGCGATGATATTAATGATCATCTCAGGGGTAAATTCTATTGGTTGCATCAACTCCATCCTTCTCCTGGTCTACCAGGAATTAAAAAGAAAAACCAACCATGCGATCTCTCTCAAGATCAATGGTTGGTTGGAAGCCAACAAACGCCAGATATACGGTTTTCTACCTAAAATAATACCAGATATGGGGGTTTATTGCAAGTAATTAATTGGATGGAAACACCCCTTAAAACACACCGCCCCTGAAAGGGGTTCAGGGGACGGCGGCTGACAAGCGGCGGGGGGGCTTTTTGTCAATATCGATACGGTGTGTATTCGGTCTCCACTTATGTTATAAAGGGTTTCTAAAGAAAAGTCAAGTCGAAATATACAGGGTATGGACCCGACGGGACTCGAACCCGTATCTTCAGTTTAGGAGACCGAATACTTCCCACAAGCGGGCCCATACTGAAATTCATTCTACTACATCGCAAAATCATTTTCTACAAAAACACCAGTGAGAAATCTTAAATTATTCTAAACCGATATCCAGCTGCCCGACATCCTTGCCCTTTTTTGCTTCCGCTTTTTTGAACGGGTTCACCGTGTCTGCAGGCTGTTTCAGTTCCTTTCCGTCAAACCATTCTCGGATCGATAACAGTTGGATCCGTGGGAATGCGGTCGCCTGGGTGTACTGATATTCTCCAGACAAAGCCGCTTCACGTTTCATCTCAGATGTTGCATCCTTGAGTGTGATCAGGATTCCCATCGAGGCATCCTCTCTCTCCAGGTCGCCTTTCAGCCTGGCGACGTCTCCCCTGTTAGTCCCTCCGCCTTTTACCTGGACAATGATCTTGCGCAGTTTTGGGTTGGAATAATCGACTTTTTCTCTGAAAAGGATGATCCCATCGATTCCTCTGTCTGCGCCTTTTTTTGACACACCGCTAGGTGGGTTTGCGCCTACGAGGGTTATTGCCCAGTCCTGGAAGGCAAACTTATCCTTTTCAGCCAGTGCCGCAGCTGATTCGTAATCCATTGGGATCCCGTCAACACTGACTTTAATTCCAGGAAAGTGGTTTTCCATTCTTTCCCTGATTACGTTTACTGCTTGCATACTTATGTCAATTCCGACCCAGTTCCGATGAAGTCGCTCGCTAACTGCTACTGTCGTTCCGCAACCGCAGAATGGATCAAGAACCCAGTCACCTTCTTTTGAGGAGGCGTTTATTATTCTCTCTAATAGTGCTTCTGGTTTCTGAGTTGGATAACCGAGACGCTCTCTGGAGTTTCCTTGCAACATCGGAATTCGCCACCAGCTTTCAGGAATCTTACCTAATGGATTTAACCTATCTTTCCCCTTTGTTCCCATAACACTTTTCTCGCCTGGATTGCGATTTGTGCGAGCTATTGTTTCCTCATCATAGGGCACTCTAATTGCGTCCCGATAGAATGGCGCATCATCTGTTTTTGTATAGAACAAAATTACATCGTGGGTTCGCGGGAATTGCTTTATCGGTGAGGAAGGACGGGTGTAGCACCATATCAACTCATTTCTGAAATTCTGTTTTCCAAACACCACATCCATGATCATCTTCAGATAATGGCTGGCCGTCGGATCGCAGTGCAAATAGATCGAGCCTGTCTCCTTCAATACTCGCCTGAGTGGAATCAGCCTGGCGGTCATGTTAACCAGATAGGCCATCATTGGGGTATCTCTCATGATCTCAAACAAGCTCTGCATCATGATCGCGATCTGCGGATTCGGGTTTTCCTTCAATGCTTCAAACAGACGTATGGTCGGAGGGGACCATTCCCAGGTATCCTCAAACGCCCGGATCTGCGCTGAAGCATCCACCTGTCCCTCTTTGAACAGCACGTTGTAATTACGGTTGGAATTGAACGGCGGGTCCAGGTAGATCAAGTCAAAAAAGTTGTCGGGAAATCTCTCCTCTATAACCTGCAGATTGTCCCCAAAATAGAGCGTTCTGTTCTGAAACACCATGCCATCCCTCCTGGGCATAAATCGTATGTGAGAAAGTGATTATACTCTTCAAGGTCCTTTCAGAGTCATATGTAAACAGAATTAATGTCGAGGAAGACGCTGGAAGCTGGAATTTGGGATGTTGGATACGGTATTTCACATCCTGCGCCCATACTACAGATCCGCTAGTTGACGGATTAACTAAAATCGATTATTGCATTGTCGGGATTTGCGCTGACAAGATATAAGCTTTTCCCAAGTGGTTTTCAATTATTTTGACCGCTGCAGATGAAGCTAATGTATGGATGCATGCATGATGAACAGAAAGAACGGCTTCCTGTAGTTTTTGGTCAGACTCTAGTGATGTTACTTTTAATCCAATATCCCTACATTTATCGATTGAAAGGTGACGTGAATGTGATTTTGTCAAGGCATGATCTCCGAGTTCTTTTACTATTCTCTCTACTTGAGATTTCGCATGACTGGGTTCATCTTCTGAAAACATATTAGATAGCAACAAATCTTTTACCATTTGCTCTGTCCATTTTATAGCTTTATCACATTCACCAACAAAGGTTGGAGGATACTTGCTGATTATTGGTTGCCAAACAGCAGCCTTAACATTATCTGCCTTTATTTCCTTATAAGCTCTTTCGAATTCTTCCACAATTCCATGTGCGGCCACCCCCTGATATTGCGGATCGATAGGACCTAAGCTTGAGTGTTTGCCCATAATAATTTCTTTACAAGCACAGGCAACAACAGTACCAGCTGACATGGCCAGTTGTGGGATAATAGCACGAATATTGTTACCAAATATGGACTTTAGATAATCAATCAACGATTCTGTGGCCGCAGTTTCCCCACCTGGAGTATGAAGAATTAAATCAAGTCCTTCAGCTTTATTAAGTCTATGAACACAATTCATGAATCCGGTTTTGTCAGAATCATTAAGCTCAGAACCAGAACTATTAGGCTTTTGTAGCCAACCAGAATAATAGACAATAACGTTTCTTCCTGTTAGAGTAAACAACTCATCTAGATATTTCCTGCGAATTGCATCAAGTGGATTTGGAGCCGCACCTAACTCTTCGAGTATTTCAGCCCAATTTCCCATTCTTTTTTCCCTGTAAATCTTTCGTGCTTCCACTTGCCCGAATAAAAACTACTTTCTCAACTCTTTCTGCCCCAAAATCTTCAAACCTAATGTCTTTTGGCAATCGCTTTTGAATTGATACTTTTTCAAGTTTCTTCGTTAATTCGGCACACATTCGAATGTAATTAATGTCATCCATAGAACCAACTCCTCTCAGACGATACCTGAATGTAATAAAAGTATACATCATATTTGCTGAGACTAGTACTCCCTCATTTACCCGTCTTGGCATTCTATATACAATGCTCACGGATTTTGTCTATTTATTGACATTCACACTTTTTCCAACAACTTTCCGCAATCCGCTACAATAATCCGTATGACTTTTCGGGCACGCTATCCCTGCTTTTCCGGCATTGCTTGCCGACGGAAAAAGATGCTGGTCAACTGGAGTTGGGGATGTAAATTCAACAATTTTGGCAGGAAATTGGAATGCAGCGATTTAAAGCACACCGCCTCAGCGGGGGAACTGAGGCGGCGGCTTGACGGCGGAGACGAGAAAGTAAATTCTTCCTTCTCCTTTAACCGAGTTGCTTAATGGGCACGTCAATCATTCGGAATGATACTAAGAGTATAAAGATTTCTTTATAAACTGTCAAGGGATAGTAAAGAGTGAGTGCCCCCAGGGAGACTCGAACTCCCATCTTAATCATTCCGAATGATAAACTCTGTCCATTAAGCTATGGGGGCAAGCACTACGAATATTCTACAACGTCAGGATACATTTTTCCATGAAAAATCATGTTAACAATCTTAAATTTTTTGCCAAATCTATTCCAACGCCGGATCCCCCGCTATTTTTGAAGCTTCTGGTTGATCAACTCTGCCAGTGCCTTTGTCCCCATGTCCCAGTGGAACTCCCTACCGCATTCCACGCAAACACCCCGCCAGAAGGTGGTTGCAATCCCGTTCACGATCAGCATTTGCCGCCCCTGGAAGTCGCTCAACCTACCGACCTCCCGGCCGCACTTCTGACACTCAATGATCACTATCTCTTCTGGCATGTAACCCTCTTTCTCAGGACTTGTTTCGCCGTAGATACGCCGGTCCATCGTTGGCACCAGCAAACACGTCCACGACCTCTTTTTCAAACATCGCCAACTGCGCCCTAACAAACGTGATAGGCTGCCCGATCTGTTCAGGATACTCTTCCCAGCTGAATGGGATCTCAAAAATATTCAGCTTTCCCCGAACTTCAAATGGATCAATCGGCCGGATCCTGCGCAGGATCCAGGCGTAATGCCCTACGAAATGCCAGTACTGGTCGACCCTTGCCTCTGGAATCTTGGTACAAGCAGTCAAGTCAGCCACAGCCAACACCTGCCCAAAGAGCAACTGTTCCTGGTCAATCCCAATCCTGAAAACACGCCTCACATATTCGAGATCCCGTTCCAGGTCAGCCTTGCTCTTGCTCGCATGGATCAGAATATCGCCACGGTGCCCGGTATACCACTTCCGGTTTTCCACTGTCATGTATCCACTGGCGATCAACCACGCCCAGGGTTGCTTAATGCTTATTGCTTTCATTCAGTTACCTCTTCTCTTTTGCATAATCCCTTTACGAAATCTTCCAGCTGCGCTTTGGCTTCTACCGAAGCTGCTGCCTTTGCCTTCACATCCTCCTGATCAAATGTCATCCCACCAAGAGTCTTCATGTACTCGTCCCTGGCATCTTCCCAGGCATAGAGCAGCCTGTAGAATTCCGTGAGATCATCTTCGCTCATATCTGTGCGCTTGACTGCTTGGTATTTCTTAGCCATAAATTTGCTCAATTCCAGTGCCTGCTATCATTCGAACCTCTCAACCGGATCCATCCAGGGAACGCCTAACAGCCTGAAAACATCATCCTCTTCAGGTGTATCCAGAACCTCTTCGCCATCCCACAAGCGACCTTCTTTGAAATAAATATTGTCCGGGCAATAACCACCCCACGATTTTTTTGTCATCATCCGCTTCGAGAAATCTGCTGATCCGGTCCTGATCATGTAGATGCAGCCCCATTTCTCGGGTGTAGTCATGAAAAGGTCGACCTTCATGCCAAAAATCGTAAACTGGGCGTACCACTCACCGCGTTTGGTAAACACCGGTTCGTCAGGCTCTCGTAGAAAACTCAGCTTATCAATCTCAAAAATCCTGTCAATGATTATCTGGGTGTCCCATTTATGGAAAAACAAGCCCCGGGTAGGTTTGGGGATAGCTACGAGCTCGATGTCCCCCACCTCCAGGCATTGCCGTCTGATGGATCCCGCAATCTCAATCCGCTCACACACCGGCTCCAGCAGATCCAGCAATCTATGAGCTTGATACCGAGCAGCATCCAATGGCACTTTCTTAGCTATGCTCATCGGTCGCTCTGCTTTCCTTGTCATTCAGCTGGTCCAGCTTATCGGCTATAGCTCGTAGTTCGAGGGCGGTAAGATAAAAAACGCTCGTGTCCTTATATCGCCACCCCAGATCGGTCAGTCTCAACCTCCCTTGTTCTCTGCCGCTTTTTCGAGAGACGAAATATATATCCCTCGCAACAAATTCAAATTTGATGTCCATCGATTCACTCACCATTTTCCTCAACTTCCTCATGATTCACCCGCCAAAGCAACACTCCAACCTGAACCGTGATAATCAAAACCATCCAGATCACCGCGACTGCCAGCACGGAACAAACCAAACGACCTGCAAGCTGCGCCAGGGTCACCATAGCTGCATCTGCTTCTCACGCTGATCACGTGCCAGTGCGCTTCCCGGGTTTGCGTTGGCAATGAGCGCCAACTGCAACTTGTCCAGGATGATCTTTGCAAACTTTTTCCGGTTGATCCGGTTGCCGTAGATAAACGGTCCATCCCAACCAAGCGCTAAGGCAATTTGGAACTCGTTCAACTTGCCTTCCCGCTCAATCCGCATGATATTTGGTGCCATTTTTGCCGCGAACGCCTGCAACCCTTTCACGATCCCGATCTCAGCCGCACTGTCCACTAAAACACGAATAATCACATCTTCTTTACGCGCCACTTATCACCTCGCTATGATTCCTGTAGAGTTGTCTGAAACGATCCCTCGCCTTTTCTTGCTTTTCAGCTGCTGATTCCTGCCTGATCTTGTTTTTCAACCGGAATACAAACACACCTGGTCCGGCAGAATCGCCCAGGTCGAGAATGTCATCCGCGAGCTCTTTGACCTTTTCCAAGGTCCATTCTCCCGACCGCACAGCTTCAGCCACCTGGCCATAAACTTGCGGGAATACTCCCAGCCGTTCCAGCTTGCCTTCCAGCGGGCGGTCAATCACATCATGCCAGCCGTTATTCTTGTCCAGATTTTTGGACACTCGTCCAGATTTCTGGACTGGTTGTCCAGATTTTTGGACAGCTTCCTCGCGCGGATTATCAAGATAATCAGGAGGTAGGTTAAATTCAGGGGGTAAAGACTTAAAATCTTTAACATCCTCCTTAATAGAGCTGTCCAGATTTCTGGACAAGTTATCCACAGGTTTATCCACAGCTTTATCCACAGTTTCATTGTTCGTTTCTTCCGCGTCTTGAGCACCTCCATGCAGATAGATGGTGATCCGAGAATAGTGAGTACTGCTGGACAGCAGCCAGCCGCAATCTCTCAATATCCCCAGGTGCCCGTATAGTGCGGATCTCGATAGTCCCGTCACCTCCATAAGTTGCTTGATCGTAAAATCTTGGGATTCTTCTTCCATACCCCATAAAAGCCCACGCAGCTGCACATAAGTCCTGAACACACCAGCTGGAACGCTCGTGTCATAGACAATGTCAGCAGGGACGGCAACGAACTTGGGTGGCAGTAGTGGGCGTGCCATGTCTAAATTTTGAACAGATCTAATTGAATTTCTTCGCCGAATTTGACTTCAGCTGCTTTATCCATCCCGCGCAAAGTGTCAGCCAGGCTGATAATCCGGGACTTGTACTCCCGCGTCCTAAAATCCTCGTATTCTGCTTTACTGGCCGCAATATAATAGCCACCATAACAGCCATCCGAATCTTTTCGGTGGCAGATCAGGTATCCCTGTTTGCGAAGGTTTTCAATCGCCTTCCGCATCGCCCGGTCATCTTTCTTGCTGATCAACCCCCTCCAGCGCAGTCTTCCCGCTAGATCTTCCCGACTCAGGGGATATTCATACCTGCGGTTCTCGAGTTGCTCCAAAATGTGATATTCAAGCTCAGTTAAAATTTGTATATCCATGAATTCCTCTGCTATAATTAGAGAGTTCCATGAGGAACTCTGAACTAATCCTGGCCAACGGCTCCTGACCGTTGGCCAGGTCTGTTATTACCATCAGGCAGGCGCACAAGAACAATACTTCTTGCTATGCCTGGCGTCTGCCTGATCAACCCCTTACTTTCCAAATCATGTAGAAGGCCATGAATGTGGGATGTACTTGTTCTGCCCATTATCGCCACCAGCTCACGAACGGAAGGAGAGTAACCGTTCCACTGAATGAAGGTCTCAATGCACCTTAAAAGTTGATAATGGATGTCTCTCAAAGCAAAGGGTTTTTCCAAGTTTTTCATTAAATTTCTCTCATTGCTTGGGATAATGTGTATTATCCCAACCACTCTTTTTCAACTATCGGCTCTCAGCTGACAGTCCCAACATTTCGCTCACTGTCATCCAGGTTTTATCCGGATTTGGCATGAGCTTTTGCAAATACAATCTGGTAGTTTCTACGTTGCTCTGCTTTAAAAACCTCCTTATCGTGTCCTCATCATCTCCTGCCTGGGCTCTTAGGTATGCAGCTGTATGCCGCAGACTATGCACTTTCAAGCCTCTGGTGCGCAGCCCTGCTTTTCTGGCGTAATACTTCAGGCTGTCTCTGACTGTCTGGTCCGAGATAGGCAGGTCAATAACTTCCCCCATGTTCGTATACCGATGGAATACGAAACCAGTGTATTTCTGCTCTGCATCGGCAAACGCCATGATCGCTTCGTACACTGGTGGATACACTTCTTTGGTCTGGTTTGGCTTGCCTTTGCCCTGGTACCTCATAATTACTATCCCACCTGGCAGCACTTCAAGATCCTCGTACCGGAGCTGCCGGAGCTCAGAATTGCGCAGTCCAGTCAGTAGGTATCCTGTAAATAGTGCCTTGTTTCGCATCCCGGGCAGGTTACTGGTGTCGATCGCCCGCAGGAATGCCCCTGCCTGCTCCTCGTCCCAGCACATCGCTTTTCCATATCGTTCCACCCTCGGCAGCTTGAAAGACGCTGCCGGGTTGTCTTCTCTCAGCCGGTACTCTTCGCCGTCCATGTCCAGGGTCACATACTCTCTGATCACAAAGTTGTAGAAGCTCTTGATCCCGCTGATACGGCTCGCAATCGTTGCATCCGACCTGCCCGCCTGGTGTAGATCTGCCAGGAAAGCAGCGATATCCTTCCGGCTGATCTCCCAGGCTGCTTTCCCACAAAATGCCAGCAACCCAGTCAGGCTCGATCGGTATGACTGCGCTGTGTTCCGGCTGTTCTGCCGGCTCAACCACAGCTGCTCCGCTTCTCTCCAGGCGATCTGCTTTGCTTCGTCAGTTGACATAGGAAACCCTCGAAATACTGATACAATCGGTTATATGAACTGGCTCGATGTTCTTACTCTCGTTATTGCCGGTCTGACCTTCCTGGTCGCTCTTTACACGCTGTTTATCACCCTCAAAGATCGAAAAGAACATTGTCAGATTAGGTTCTATAAAGGCTTCGGAAATTTCAATGTAGCTGATGGTGGGGGGTTCTGGGTGGAAACAGAGGTTCCTGGTTATGAGATCGCTGTGATTAACCCTGGAAAACAACCTCTCTATATTGAATCCGTCTATCTGTGTGCAGAAGAATGGGAAGACAATATCCAGGTCCGTTTTCATTCCAAGATGACATTCATTGGGCACGGTTGGAGTGGCGGTGAGAGTTTCCTCATCGACCCTCGCAGGAAAGTCAAAAGCTCTGTCAGCATGATCGACCTTCTCGAAAAGACCGAGCAGCAGCATATCGCCTTGTCTGACCTTCACATCTGGGTTGAAGTAACCCTCGAACCTGGAAGAACTTTTCATACTAAAAAACTCGCAGTATCAAAAGCACTATTAGAGCAAGCGCAAGCAGACAGAGCTCGACTAACAACCAAGTGAGCATGTCTTCCCACCAGATCCGCTTGGACTTGTATAGGTAATAAGGCAGTCCTACCAGGACGCCAAAGGTTACAAGGATAGCTGCGATAATTCCGAGTGTCTGCGCCATTATTTTCCTGTTCCCTGGATCCTCGGTTCAATCTCTTCCTGCCAAAAAGCATGCAGGACCATTGGAATGACAAAAACTAAAAATGGGGATATGAGCACTAATGCATCGCGTAACATGGCAATCCTTTCGTACTACTTAATGGCTTCTTTTTCGGGTTCGTAAAATCGGGTCCAGTCAAAGTCGAGTGCAGCTCCTAGCTTTTGGGCAAGCTTGACAGAGGGATTCGTTTCCCCCCTCTCCAATTTGGAAAGAGTTGCCCTATTGATTCCGACTTTTTCGGCTACATCATCTTGAGTCAAGCCGATTTCTTTTCGTTTCTCGCGTAACCAATCATCCATTTTTTACTCCATGTGCACTTTCTGCACATATGATAGTGCAAATAATGCACGTTGTCAAGGGATATTGGAAAGAAAAGTGGAGATTATTCACATTTGCTGGTGTAAATCTTGCAGGTGCATTAAAGGCACATTATTATTCAGGAGGTGTTGCATGAATAATCTTCGAACAGCGCGAAAGTTGAAAAGATTGACCCAGAAGGATGTTGCGGAATTGGTAGGAATCGACCGTACAACATACAACCGCTATGAAAACGGTATGACTCAACCTGACAACGACAAATTACTTAAGTTAGCTACCGTATTAGAAGTCAGTGTAGATTACCTATTAGGTAATAAACCCCAAATCGAGCACGGGGAGACGCGTCTGATCCCTTTACTTGGAGCCGTTCCTGCCGGCGTACCCATCGAAGCCATTGAAGATGTCGAAGAGTACATTGATATCTACCCCCGCTTTGTCAAACACGGCGAGCTGTTCGCTCTTCGTGTCCAGGGTGATAGCATGGAGCCCGATCTTCGTAATGGAGATATTGTTATCGTCGAAAAACAAGAATTCGTAGAGAATGGTGATGTCGCCGTTGTTCGTGTCAATGGTGAAGATGTCACCCTCAAACGAGTGAAATTGACCAACAAGGGGCTCATGCTTATTCCCAGCAACCCCGCCTATGATCCGGTCTTCTTCGATTCCGACCAGGTCGCTACACTTCCGGTCACAATCATTGGGAAGGTCATCGAAATCCGCAGGAGGCTCTGATGTCAGATAACTTTTATTCCAAACTTGCCGGCGTTAGCAAGAAAAATGAAGACGGCCGCCGCAGGCAAGAGGTTATTGAAGAAGATCTCTATGAAGGGCTGGACCTCTACCTCGAGCGGGAACCAGAAAATCCTTACGATCCCAACGCAATCGCAGTTTTCGCTTCAGAATATGGCGATCAGGTCGGTTATCTGAAAAGCGAAGTCTCGGAAGAGCTCGCTCCGCTTATGGATCGCGGGCAGCTGGTTACTTGCCAGGTTGCAGAGATCACTGGGGACTACGATCAAACCAGGGGCGTCAATGTCCAGGTTACTAAATACACCCTCGAAGAAACCAGGGAGTTAATCGAAGCAGCGAAAGCGAGCAAGCCTGTCAAAGAAGCCCCAAAGCCGGACACTGCAGAACCCAAAACGACTCCTCCAGAATGGACAGAATCTGCTGTATCTGCCTCTACACCAGGTAAGGTAATCCCCCTTTCAACCCCAAGAGTAAAACTCAACCTGAGACAACGCTGGGAATCCCTCCCCAAGAAAACAAGGACCTGGATCATCATTCTGGTGATTGTCTTGATCCTTTACCTTTATGGCTCGCTTTAATTAGCACTTTGACATAATCTATCAACATACTGGTGTGCTCTCCAGGCATTACGGATAAAGATGCCAAAAGACCTCACATCTCACGGAAAAAGAGAGCCTTGCTATCCGAACCCCGTAATAACGGCCATAGGGTTCACATCCGTGAGGTTCGGAGGTTCGAGTCCTCTAGCGCCCACTTTTGTTTTTAAAACCATTAATCCAATTCAGAAAAACGATTCACACCGTGCCCTTGACAGGGGGCTGCGCACAGGTTGGGAATTTCAATTTCTCTAGCGCCCAC